TGTTTCTGTTAAATAATTGCAAAACCATAATAATTGTTCTTCATAAGTAAGACTTTCCTTATAGGAAGATGGAAGCATTCCAAGAGAAATACACATTCTTCCAAAAGGATTTAATTTTTCGACTTTTATCATTTTTTACCTCCTTAATATAAACCCATGAAAAGTTTGTCTAACTCTTCTATAATATCACTATCAATAGCAATAATATTTTCTCTATATTGCTGAATCATTTTTTGAGCTGTAGCACTAACACCACTATTTCCTTTTACATGTTTAGTGTAATTTTCTTCAGTAGTATTAGAATCACTACTAGATGATTCTGTTTCACTTGCTCCAGTAGCAGAAGCATAAGCTCCAGCAAGTACAGCAGATTTTTGAATTTGTCCTTGAGGTGTATCACTTGAAACACTAAGTCCAGAAGCATTATTACTTGAACTTCCTGAAGATTCAATTCCTCTATTGTATGTCTCTGTGAAGTCGACATTAACTAAGGGATCATATTCAATAGAAGCACTATATATTAAAGGAAGTTTACGTTCCATTATTTCTTGCATATATACTTTAGCATAATGTTTAAATAACGCTGGAGTTTCAAGTCCAATTTCTCTCATAAAGTAATGATCAACAATTTTAGATGCTAGTCTATCTTTACTCCATATCCCAGCACTTTCAATAGAAGTGATTTCATCTGGTCTAAGATAGTAGCTAAGATTATAATCCTTAAACCAAGATTCAACAACTTCTCTTGTATATAAATCACAAACTTTTCTAAGTTCTATTGTATATTTACTCATTTTCTATCACTTCCTTTTCTTCTTCATTTTCAAAGTCTTTAGTAATAGAAAGTTCACGTTTTAAGATATTAATAAGATCACTACGTACTCTTACAGAAATTTCTTTATCAGTTCCTTCAAGTCCATATTTCTTATTAAATTGTTTACACGCTTCTAAGCGTGGTACTAAGAAAGATTGTAAGTTCATATTGATAAGTTCATTATTTGAATTTGCTTCATCAGTAATTAATCTTTCTTTTTTATTTATCATTATATTATTAATTCCAAGATAAGTTAAAGCTTCATTCCATATCTCTTTTTTATAATCCATAACTTTATCAGCAATAAATGGAGCATCTGTCTTAATAGCTTTAATAACTCCATCTTGAAGTTGTTTCTTATCCCCAAAAATTACAGGTCTATTACCTTCATATTGAGAATACATATTTTCCATCATTAATCTTTGACTTTCATCAACTGTTATTAAAATAGGTGTTTTTTGAGCTTTTATATTTGTCATCGCTGTAGTTTCAGCTTCATATAATCTATATGCGAATAATTGTATAGTAGCAACAGTAGGAATTCTGTCCCAATTATTCATAACAAGTACACAAGTATCATCTTTACCTTCTTCCATAGGTAGACCTGTGTAAAGTTTTTTAATTCTTGAGAAGTCAAAACTAAAGCAATTTAATGAGGTAGGTAGTCCATAGATATTTATAACTCCATTACTAGCACATCTAGTATTAATAAATCCATAATTTTCATCTTTTAATAAAGCAGCCATTCCATAATAGAATAAAGTTTCTTCTAAGTATCTTTGATTCATACTTTCTGGAAGATTAACCCATTCAAAGATAGAAGTAGCAACTTTTTTAAGTCTATTCATATAATCTGCATACGTTGCTTGATTATTGTATAAACTTTCGAAAAATTCTTTTGAATTTGTTTTTATTTTCTTTCCCATAATAACAATCCTCCCTTCATTTTATTAACTAACTATAGTATTAGGTTGACTATAATCTAAGAAGTTTGATGGATTATGCCAGAATGTAACTCCAGCATTAAACATATTTTTTATTTCAATACAATCTTTTTGAGGAATATAACCATGTATATTACATTCTATAGTTTTAACATAGTTCCAGTTTAATCTACCTGTTATATTAGGTATTTTAGTTCTATTTACTTTATAACCAAACATAGATAAATATTCATCTATAATTTGAGCATACTCTGCTTTTATAGTCATAAAATAACCAGTAAATGTTAAGTTTCCAGAAGAATAAGTAACATCTCCAGAGTTTATATTTCCTGTAGCTTGAACTGGATTAAATGAATGATGATATACTTCTTGAACAGCATTGAATATCTGTCCTATTCCTGCTCCTGTTTCATATCCTCCCATTGCTCCACCTGTAGCAAGTACAGTTCCAACACCAACTCCAGTATTGATTACACCTTTAGCAACTGCAACAGTAGCACCATCAATCTTTACTCCACCAACATTAATTCCAGTTTGAGTAAGCCAGTTAGTGTACGCATCATTACCCCAAGAAGCAATAGGAAATTTAGGAGCATTAAGTCCATATTCATTGTTATACTCTTCATTTAATAAAACATCTTTTACTTTATAATATTTAGGAATTATTCTTATACTACAACCTGGAGTACAAGTTCCATAAATTTCTAAATCTCCAGTATAATCTCCACCTGAATCAGGTTGTTGAAGAAAATCTTCAAGTCTATAAGTCATACTTGATCCAGCATTATTTGAAAGTAAATAAGATACATAAGGATAAGTAAAGAGTTTTTTATTTTTTGGAGTATATCCATCAATAGCAGTAGGATGTAAAGGAATAGAAAGTCCACTAGCTTTACTAACTCCAGAAGAATTAGGTACTTCTTTTACACCACTAGTCCATGAACCAGTACTATAACCACTTATCCAATCAGGACAATAAAATAAACTAACTATTGAATCACTATGACCATTACTAGCTATTCGATTAAGAGCATTTGTTAAATCTGCTACAGTTTCAAAAACATAATATTTTACTCCAGAATAAATACCTCCATAATTTCCTCCTGTAACTGTAGAAGTTCCATCAATAGGAGAAATAGTAGTACCCATTACTAGATGACTACTTCCTAAATCAGTACTTTTTGCACTAAATAAAGTTATATATTCTCCAGTTTCTAAGTTTTCAGGAACAGTATGTTCTGCGTAATTATCACTATTTACGTGTTCTCTTTCAACAAAACTTTTCTTTATTTCAATGTCATCAAACCAAGTTTGCCATACATCAGTTTTTATTGTAATTAAAGTCATGGAATCACTCATATATCTCATATCAGTTATAAAAGCATAGAACCATTTATTAGAATAAGTTGTATTTTTATACATACAATAATTATATCCTATTAAATCATCAATATGACCTGGATAACGAATTGTACTATCTTTTCTTTGATAACTAGAATCATCAACTTCAATATAATCACAACTATTGAAATAGTTATATTGTGCTGTTTTACTAGCAAAAGTTAATTGATTTTTGTTATCAATTTCAATAGGTACTTTTACAAGTCTAATATCAGTATATCTTTCTTCCATAATTCCTCCTTATATTAAAATAGAGAGGGATTACTCCCTCCCTATAGGTATTTATTAAGATGCAGCCTTAACTGTTACTGTTACAGTTCCAGTTACGCTTCCTGCTGTAGCAGTGATTACGCTTGTTCCAGCAGCAACGCCAGTTACTTTTACAGTTCTATCATCAACTTTAGTTACAGTTGCTTTTGAAGTAGTTCCACTTGTGAATGTTACTGTTGTATTTCCATAAGCTGGAGTAGCTTCTAAGTGAAGAGTGATTTCTTCTTCAGCTGTTACTTCTGGAGCAGTTTCCTTAAACTTTAAAGCAGTTATAGGACTAGTAGGAGCAGCAGTTGCAAGTATAACACCATTAGCAAATAATGAGTAATTATACATTTTAACAACATTTAGATAGTATTGAATGCTTCTATTATTTGGATTATAGAATGAATCCATAAACATATCTTGTCTTTTAATTCTAAACCAAGATTTGTCAGCTATAATACCAAGAATAGCAGATCCATCAAAAACTTTAACTCCATCATCATCATAAGCATCGAAATTATCTATAGTAATGATATTACCCATTAAAGTTGTTTTATCCATATTGAAAGCACTAGCAAGAACATTAACATCTAAGTATGCTCTAATATCATTTCTAATTAACATAACAATATCTTCTGGATTAGTCCAAGTTACAACAGGTTTTCCTTCTCCTCCAACTTTAGACCAAGCATTATAACTTGATGAAGGAAGTTGAAAATCTAAGAATAATTGTCTTGCTTTTTCAACAAAAGCTTTAGCTGTTGCTTCACTTGATACAGCAGATAAAGAACTATCAATTACAGCTTTATTATCTTTGTAAGCATCACTAACAATATATTTAGTAAATCTAAATTCATCAATGAATGCTCCATTATAAAGTGAGTTAGAAAGTCCATCAATAAATGTTTCTAAATCTCCCCAAGAAACAAAAGCTTTCTTTAATTGTTGTCTACTAAATGTTACAGGATATTGTACATCACTATTAATAGCCATGTATTGTACTTTAACATCAGCTTCATATTTAACTAATAATCCAGCAAAATCATTAGGATTATAAGTTCTACCCTTAGCAGGATTTACATATACTTCTTGACCAGCATATCCAAGAGGTATTCTATCTCCTTCAAGTACAACTAAAGGATTTCTAAATGATTTTATTTGGAATTGTGTATAAACAATTCTATTTACTAAAGCATCACAGAATTCATTATATACTTCTGGAACACTTAATATAGGTTCTGCAAATTTAGATATATCAGTAGAATCATCAATAATAGGTACGTATCTATGATAAATTTCACTTGATATTTCTCTAATTGCATTAAGACTAGTTACAAGTCCGTTCATAATATTTCCTCCTTATTTTTTAAAATTGCCTCGTGCATCGAAGCAGTCTCTTAAACTGGTAGATTTACGCTCTTCTTCTTTAGGTTCTTCCTTCTTTTCTTCTCTTCCCATAGGAATTGATTGAAGTAAGTTCCCATTTGCTACTACTAATTTTTCATTAGTTGAAGTTAGTCTAGATATTTCAGTATCTTTCTTTTTCATCTCATCAACTACGCTACTATTAATAGTTATGAGTTTTCCAATATCATCTGCGATTAAAGCTGAATTTTCTTTACCAACTTT